GGTAAATCCTCTCAAAGGCATCGTAAAGGTGCCTCTGGGAAGAGGAGTCGGTCAGCGGTTGCCAAGGGTATGTCCCCCCGTAGCAACTCTGCTGCTGGGCTGTCATGCCCGCGCGCGACTGGTGCTGCGGGAGGTAGAACGCGGAAGGGAGACCCAGAACTTGAGCAGTTCTGGATCCCGACTTTGTCCTACCTCCGTTGCGCTGTACCTGAGGCGAGTGAACTCTCGTCCAGGTACACTGGTACGCTCGTCGCCTTGAAGACCAAGATGGCACGTATTATCCGTGCCAGAGGACCAGATGGTCTGGCCTCTTGGATCAAGGCGTGGACCCACACCTGTAGAGCTGCCGCTTTAACCGGCGAGCAGCTCCCAATGTGGTGTCGTAGGTGGTTAGGTAGGAGGGTTGGCGTGCGTATGCTTTTGACGATTTCTCGTCTTGGGCGTGCCATACCAGCCCCCTCTACCTCAGGAGTGAGTGGACAGAGGAAGCTGCGGGACGCGTTTGCACAACACCGACGTGACCTTACGGCACCATTCTCACTTGATAGTGGTCTGGTAGCCGAGGTCTCGAGGGGGCTCTGCAACCGTCTCCGTGGTCAGCCCGTCGGGAAGATTCGCCACCATATTGGTGGTTCATCGACCTTACGGTCCTCTGTCAGAGAAGGAGGTCTTGCCAATGACCTTCGCGAGGTGACTGCTGATGTGGTTGGCATTGCTGCGGTTATGGCGCACTCCTTGCCGGACACGCCCTGGGTCCGTAACCTTCGTCGGGTTACTGACCTTCGGGTTGTGCTCCGTATGGGAGTCCGCTATTGCCGTCCAGCTGCTCTCGGGTACGATGGGGACCTATGGTTTGTAGGCCCACGTACCGGAGTCCACATCAGGAGGGAGGCACGACTTGGTCGAGGACCGGTCTTGCGCCTCACCTTAGATGAGTGGAAGGATCTTGTCCGCTCATCCCTGGTGCATCACCAATTACGCGACGGTACTTGGAGGCAGTCCACTTGTTGGACTGAGCCACCTGCCGATGCTCTTGAAGAGATCATCGTCAGTGGGCCTGAACTTGGAGGGGAATGGCCTGCTGGGCGCGTGGTGTCTGTGGACGAACGAGGATACAAAATCCGCGTCGTCACACCACTATCCGCCCCTTCCATTCTGGTCGGGCACGGGCTCCGGGATACCATCTGGCCGGTTCTGAAGGCTGATCCAAGGTTTGACCTTGGTCAGTCCAACGACCCAGCGGGTGGCATACGGGTGCTCCGTGGGGAGACGGTCGTCTCCGCTGATCTTAGCCGTGCAACGGACCTTGTGCCTCATGGTTGGGTAGTGCCGATTCTCTCGGCGATCTGCTCAACCTTGGGGCTCTCGGACCGCTGGTTCGCATCAGGGGTAGAGGCATTAGGCCCCTACACC